GTTTTTCAATCTAATCAGCAACGGTGGTGTTCCGAACAAAACTTTGAATATCATTCTTGCTGGCACTGGTGTCGGCAAGTCACTCTTCATGTGTCACCATGCAGCGTCCTGTTACTCTGCTGGTAAAAATGTTCTTTACATTACATGTGAAATGGCAGAGGAAAGAATCGCGGAGAGAATCGATGCCAACCTCATGGACATCACACTCGACGAACTCAAGATTCTCCCAAAGACATCATATGAAAAGAAACTAGAAAAGGTGACGCAGAACATTCAATCGAAACTGATCGTCAAGGAATATCCGACCGCGACCGCTAACGTACAACACTTTAGGATTCTTCTGGAGGAACTCAAACTCAAGAAGAACTTTATTCCTGATGTAATCTTTATTGATTATTTGAATATTTGTGCATCGAGTCGTTTCAAGGGTGGAAACAATGTAAACTCTTACACTATGGTCAAAGCGATTGCCGAGGAACTTCGTGGACTCGCGGTTGAAAAGAATGTTCCCATCTTCTCTGCAACGCAGACGAATCGATCCGGGTTCTCCAGCAGTGATGTTGGTCTTGAAGACACATCCGAATCGTTTGGTCTCCCTGCGACTGCTGACTTTATGTTTGCTCTTATATCTACAGAGGAGTTGGATGAACAAGGGCAGATTCTTGTAAAGCAACTTAAAAATCGTTACAATGATATCGTCACAAACAAGAAGTTTGTTGTTGGTATCAATCGTGGAAAAATGAAACTGTTTGATGTTGACAATTCAGAGGTCAACCTACAGGGAAGTAACCAAGACGAAACGGACATGTCCGGACTTGGTGTTGGTTTTGATGGAAGAAACTTCGACGAAAAGTTCAAGTCGAATCAAGATAAAATAAGGCAACTAAAGGTATTATGAAATATCAAAAAAGACCATTTCAAAAGAAAGAACCCGAACGCATGAGTCGGGAGTGGCAGGAAGAGTACCGTTTGTGGTACGAAAACTGGAAGCGTGATCATTGGAATCGAAAGTTCCGTGAACTAAACAAGAAAAACCGCAAAACCAGAAAGAACAGATGACTGTTTATGTTGATAAGAAATTTGTCGAGTTTGTCTCTGGGACACTAGACAAGTTTTCTTGGAAAAAAGATAACCTTGCAAATTGCAGGTGTCCACTCTGTGGTGACTCACAGAAAAACAAGAACAAGTGTAGAGGATTCTTCTATGAACGAGAAGGTTCCTACTACTACAAGTGTCACAATTGTGCAGTGTCACTTTCGCTTTACTCCTTCTTGGAGCAACACGCTCCAGCGTTGAAGACGGAGTATCAACTGGAACGGTATCGTGCGAACACGGAGAGTAAACCAAGACCACGACCCGTAAAAATTAAATCAACCGGTGTTGAAGAAATGTTTAGGAAAAAGTATAAAGAAGTTGTAGATACTAGATGGTTGGTCCCTATTAAAGACCTAGACGAGAGTCATCCTGCTCGCCAGTTTGTTACCAATAGAAAAATTCCAAAAGATAAACATGATCTTTTGTATTATTGTAAAAACTTTGGTTCGTTTACGAAGCAACTGACAGGACAAACAAATCTTTATGGCGGCGGTGAAGACCGTATCGTTCTTCCTTTCTTCAACAAGGAGGGCAAGATGGTTGCCGCACAAGGACGAGCGTTGGCGATGCAGTCCGTCCACGGGAATGTCGATGATAACCGACAGACACGAAAGACAAGAGAACTACTTCGATACATTACCATTAAGTCGAGTGACGCTCCGGACAAACTATGGTTTGGTCAGTGGCGAGTGAATCCAAAGAAAAAGATTTACATTGTCGAGGGACCAATTGATAGTTTGTTTATCAAGAACTGCATTGCGATGGTCGGTGCGTCTGGCGTTGACAATATTCCCCCTCACCTACAAAACAGCGAAGGCGTGTATGTTCTCGACAATGAACCACGCAATAAAGAAATTTATAACCTAAACGAAAAACTAATTAATCTTGGCAAAAATGTTTGCATTTGGCCAAGTGACGTAACCCAGAAGGATCCGAACGATATGATCATGGCAGGGTACACACGAAGAGAAATCAAAAAGATAATCGATGACAATACTTGTAGCGGACTGGTCGCCAAGCATCGACTGAATGAATGGAGTAGAGCATGAGAGTTCTAGACAGAGGACATGTTCAACTTGTGGATCACATGGGTTCGGATCTCACAGTTTGTAACGCAGCACGGGTTTCTTTTAATAATGAATCAGAGTGGTGTCATGATCAGGCGGCGATCACCCGCCTAGCAGAAACAGGATCAAAATACCATCAAGAAGATGTTTTGTGTTTATGTGAAAAGGATAAAAAACTTATTCGATATCTTGCAAAACATAATCACTGGACACCATTCGCCCATCCGCAGATCACCCTGCGGATCAAGGCACCTATCTCTATTCGCACACAGTTTTTCAAGCATAAACAAGGATTTGTCGAGAACGAAATTTCTCGACGATATGTTTCTTTTGAACCGGAGTTCTATACTCCCCTGTGGAGAGGAAAACCCACGGGTGGTGCAAAACAAGGAAGTAGTGAGAGAATTAACATTGACAACGAAACAGATATCGGGTATACTAATTCCCTTAAGTTGTGTTTGTATACTTACGAGCAACTTCTGGCAAATGGTGTAGCACCAGAGCAAGCAAGATTTGTCCTGCCGCAAGGCATGTACACGGAATGGTATTGGACAGGATCTCTCGCTGCGTATGCGAGATTCCACAAGCAAAGGATTGATGAACATGCACAATGGGAGATCAGAGAGTACGCAACCGCAATCTCAAAAATCATTGAACCACTGTTCCCAGAGTCATGGAATAATCTGACTACATAAAGTATCCTCGAAAGAAATTTGTTATGAAAAAACTACCAACACTATATCAAGACTTCATCCATTTATCCCGCTACTCACGCTGGTTACCAGAAGAGAATCGTCGAGAAACATGGGAAGAAACCGTAAGCAGATACTTTGACTTTTTCGTTGAACACTTAGAAACGAAACACAATTACAAAGTATCTACTAAACAAAGAAAAGAACTCGAAGAAGCAGTTCTCAACCTAGAGATCATGCCATCTATGCGAGCATTAATGACCGCAGGAGAAGCACTGAAACGTGACAATGTTGCAGGATACAACTGCTCATATGTTGCTGTTAACAGACTCCGTGCGTTTGATGAAATTCTTTACATTCTCATGTGTGGGACTGGCGTTGGTTTCTCCGTGGAACGAGCAGAAGTTGATCAACTTCCCGCAGTCGCAGAAGAATTCCACGAAACGGACACAACCATTGTCGTTGCTGATTCTAAGGTCGGGTGGGCAAAAGCATATAAAGAACTCGTTTCTTTGTTGGTTCATGGACAAGTCCCAAAGTGGGATGTGAGCAAAGTCCGTGCTGCTGGAGACCGCCTAAAAACCTTTGGGGGTCGAGCGTCAGGTCCAGCACCTCTAGTTGATCTCTTTGAGTTTACTGTAAATACTTTTAAGAAAGCAGCAGGACGGCGACTCACGACCATCGAATGTCATGATATTGTTTGCAAGATTGCAGAAATCGTCGTTGTTGGCGGAGTCCGCCGTTCTGCTCTTATCTCATTGTCCTCCCTCATGGATGACCGTATGCGTGATGCGAAGTCTGGTCAGTGGTGGATATCAGAACCACAACGTGCGTTGGCAAACAACTCTGCTGTTTACAATGGCGGTCCCACCGAGATCGGAACCTTCATGAAGGAGTGGATGTCACTTTATGAGTCGAAGAGTGGTGAGCGTGGTATCTTTAATCGCACTAGTGCAAAGAACCAATGTAAGAAAATTGCACAGGTTCGTGGTGAGGGTCATGTTCATCGGGATCCAGATCACCGATTCGGAACCAATCCCTGCTCGGAGATTATTCTTCGTGACGCAGAATTTTGTAACCTCACAGAAGTTGTCGTTCGTGAAAACGACACCGTAGAATCTCTTAAGAGAAAGGTTAGACTTGCTACCATTCTTGGAACATGGCAGTCAACTCTAACCAACTTTAGATACCTTTCGTCTGCGTGGAAGAAAAACTGCGAAGAGGAAAGACTTCTTGGGGTATCCATGACAGGTATCATGGACTGTGAAACCACCCGCTGCATTGATAATTTAGCATTTAAGTTGGAGGAGTTGCGACGAGTTGCAATTGACACCAACAAGGAATTTGCCAACAAGATTGGTATTCCACAATCTGCTGCCACCACTTGTGTGAAACCATCGGGGACAGTCTCGCAGTTGGTGGATGCAGCATCGGGTATTCATGCTCGACATAATCAACATTACATTCGCACTGTTCGTGCAGATAATAAGGATCCGCTATGTTCTTTTATGAAGGATATGGGGTTCCCACACGAAGCAGATGTAATGAAACCAGACAATGTAACAGTGTTCTCTTTCCCAACCAAATCACCTGCCGGGTGTGTCACTCGAACTGACATGACTGCCATCGAGCAACTTGAATTGTGGTTGGTTTATCAGAGACATTGGTGTGAACACAAACCATCAGTCACTATCTCCGTGAAGGAGCATGAGTGGATGGAGGTTGGTGCGTGGGTGTGGAAGCACCTAAATGAAATTTCAGGTATCTCGTTCCTTCCGTTTTCTGATCATGTTTATAAGCAAGCACCGTATCAGGACATCGACGAAGAAACATATATAAGAGAACTAGAAAAGTTACCCCAGAGTGTAAACTGGGAAGAGTTAGCAAACTATGAAAAGGAAGACAATACTTCAGGAACACAAACCTACGCATGTAGTGGTGATTCGTGCGAAGTAGTAGATCTTACCTAAACCATCTTAAGGAGAATATAGATGAATAAAATTAGTGCTATCCTTTTACCATTTGTTTTCGGCGGAGTTGCCGTAGCA